GACGACGCCGGCCCGCTGAAGGATCGGATCGATACGACGTGGCAAAGCCTGAAGGCCGGGCTGTACCGGGCCGTATCCATCGGCCACGCGATCGCCCGTGACGGGGCGAAGGTTCTGAAATCCGGCGCCCGAAAAATCACGAACACGGAAATCTGCGAACTCTCGTTAGTCACGATCCCCGCCAACGCGAACGCCCGGCTGTATCTCAAGTCCCTAAGCGGCCAACAACCGACACGACGGAGTACGCCTGTTATGAAACTCACAGCTACGGAACATATTCAGAACATCGAAAACAAGCGGGCCGCGTTGGTTGCACGTTCCGGCGAAATCATGGAAGCCGGCACGTCGGAAAACCGGCCAACCTCAGACGACGAAGCCGCCGAGTACGACGATCTGGCTTTGCAGATCAAAAAACTGGACGCCGATCTAGTCCGGTGGCGTGAACAGGAAAAACTGAACGTGCAGGCAGCGGCCCCGATCGCGGCTAATTTTCCCCGGCTGGCCCTGGCACCGGCCCGGCCTGAGACGTCCCGCGTGATCAGCCTGAAATCGTCCCTGCCGATCGGGACGAATTTCGTCCGGCTGTGCTGTGCGATGTTGACGTGCAAGGGCAACCGGGCCGAAGCCGCCGAGTACGCGTCCCAGCGTTGGAACGACAGCAGCCCCGAAGTGGCCTTGGCCCTGAAGGCGGCCGTAGCGCCCGGCACATCCACGGATCCGGTGTGGGCCGGCCCGCTGGTTCCCCCTAACATCAGTAGCGAATTTATCGAACTGCTACGGGCCGCCACGATCCTGGGGAAAATTCCCGGTTTCCGGATGATCCCATTTAACACGAAGGTTCCCAGTCAGACGGCCGGCGGGACGTATCAATGGGTTGGCGAAGGCAAGCCGAAGCCGGTCACGTCGCTGACGTTTGCCACGACGACGCTGGGCTATTCGAAAGCCGCCGGCATCATTGCGTTGACTGAAGAGCTCGCCCGGTTGTCAACGCCTTCAGCCGAAGCCATCTGTCGGCAAGACATGATCGACGGGATCGCGTTGTTTTTGGATCAGCAATTCACCGATCCGATGATCGCGGCCGTGGCCGGCGTGCATCCGGCATCGATCACAAACGGCGCCCCGACAGCGGCCGCCACGACGAATCCGGCGGCCGATCTTATGACGTTGATCGCCCATTTCACGTCAACAAATGTCCCCGTAAACGGGTTGTCGATCATTCTCTCGCCCAACAACGCCCTGGCGCTGTCGTTCCACGCGTACGCGGACGGTTCCCCGATGTTCCCCGGCATCGGCGTAGACGGTGGCAACTACCGTGGGATCAACTTCGTGACGTCGAACACCGTCGGTACCAACGTGATCGCCCTGCAACCCCGTTACGTGTTGATGGCCGACGACGGTCAGGTATCGATCGACGCGTCCAGGGAAGCCAGTTTGCAAATGGATTCGGCGCCCATGTCCCCGGCCGATGCCACGACGGTGTACGTATCACTGTGGCAGAACAACATGATCGGCCTTCGTGCCGAACGCTGGATCAACTGGCAGCGGGCGTTGACCAACGCCGTCTTTTATCTCACCGGGGCCGCGTGGACGGCGCCGGCCGGCACACTGCTGGCCGCCGGCAATCGCGGGACGGCCGCCAAGTAAGCCACGCGGGCCGCCATGGCGGGGCTACTCACAACGATCCGATCGCGGCTTGCATCGGCCATTATGCCGACAGCCCCGGTCGGATCCGGCGGCTGGACGCCGATCGCCGGGATCATTCGTGAGCCGTACACCGGGGCGTGGCAGAACAACGACGCCCTGACGATCAATTCGGCTCTACAGAATCCCGCGGTGTTTCGCTGTGTGTCCCTGATCGCCGGGGACATTGGGAAGACGCCGTTAAATCTGGTCGCCCTGGATAGCGATGGGATCTGGACGGCTACCACGTCACCGGCGTTTTCTCCCGTACTCCGCCGGCCGAACCGTTACCAGTTATTCGGGCAATTCCTTGAACAATGGGTGATTTCGAAACTCATTAACGGGAACGCGTACATCCTGAAGGATCGGGATAGCCGGGGCGTGGTCACGGCGTTGTATGTCCTGGATCCGACAATAGTTCACGTCCTGGTGGCCCCGGACGGCACCGTGTTTTATCAGTTGGGTGTGTCGTATCTGGCCGGCCTGCCTGAAGGCGTAGTGGCGGCCCCGGCATCGGAAATCATTCACGATCGCTGGAATTGCGCGATCCATCCGTTGATCGGGATTTCGCCGTTGTACGCGTGTGGCGGGGACGCCCAGGCCGCCAACGCGATCCGCACATCACAGATTGATTTCTTCAACGTCGGTGGCCGGCCGTCCGGCTTGTTAGTCGCCCCGACGGAAGTCTCCCAGGACACGATCGATCGGTTGTCGGCCGCATGGGCCGCGAAAAAGCCGGGCCAGACGGCGATCACGGGCTGGGGATTCAAGTACCAGGACATTGGCCCCAACGCTACCGATAGCCAACTGATTGATCAAAGCGATCACGCCGTTGCCACGATCGCCGGCTGTTTCGGCGTGCCAGTGTCGTACGTGGATAGTTCGAAACAGCCACCGTACGCGAACTCCGAAGCCACGCAACTGCAATACCTGTCGCAATGCTTGCAGGTCCACATGACGGGTATCGAAAACGCGTTAGATGACGGCTTAGAGCTGCCGACGCCGTACGGAACCGAGTTTGATCTATCGGCCCTGATGTGGATGGATACCGCCACACGCACAGCGGCCGCTAAAGACGGGATCGCGTCCGGCGCCCTGTCGCCCGACGAAGCCCGATTCGACTACTACGGGAAAGGGCCGGTCAAGGGCGGGGATACGCCATACCTTCAACAACAGAATTGGCCGTTGGATCAACTGGCGAACCGGCCGGCGCCGACGATCCCGGCGGCCCCGCCGGCCACGCCGAACGATCCGGCGAATCCAACGCCGGAACAGGTGGCGGCCGCTGTCGGGGAATTGGCGGGCGTATGACATATCCGCCACCGTTGACGTACACGCGTGTGTCGCTGCCACTGTTGTGGACGGTAGACGAAGCGAAAACACATCTGCGAATCACGGACGCCGATCACGACGCGGACGTGCAGCAAAAACTAGACGCGGCCCAGGAAATGATCTGTGCCTACCTGGGGCCGGCGGCCGATCCGACCTGGGATACGACGACGGCCCCGAAGGCCGTCAAACACGCCGTTTTTTTACTGCTGACGCACTACTTTGAACACCGGGGCGATGATATGGCCCCGACGACGACGGGATCAACGCCCGATGCCGACGTGTGGAAGGCCATCCAAAACGCGTTGTGCATGTACCGCGATCCGTCGTTAGGGTGATGGATGCCGGCGATCGGTCAATACCGGCATGTCGTGACGCTGGAAAACCCCGGCGATCCGATTCCCGACGGGGACGGTGGCTACATCGAAACCTGGGCACCGTTGGATCCGGCGTCGTGGCATTGCTCGATTACGCCGGCCACAGTGCGGCCCCGGATCGCGGAGTGGATCGCGTCGGGGACGGTGTTAGCGAAGGCGACACATCTGGTCAGGGGCCGCTACCACGCCGGCATCACGATCGAAACCCGCGTCCTGTTTCGCGGGCGCCGGTTAAACGTGATCTACGTCGGCAATTCCGACGAACGCGATATTGAAACGGTGTTGTTAGTGGCTGAAGTGATCAACTAATGGCCGATGTGTCGTGGTCCGGTATGGACGAACTCTATACCGCGTTGAACGAACTACCGGGCACGTTATCCGATGAAGTGACGGCCCTGGCCCGATCGTCGGCTACCGAAATGGTGGCCGCGTTAAAGATTGCGTATCCACGCGGGAAGGATCACAAAGGGAAACGGCTCCTGAACGAAATCCGCTGGGGCGCCATGCATCTAGCCGACGCCAACCACATTACCGAACGCATGATCGGCCAGTATCACACGTCGGTCAGAGTGGTGAACACATCGGCGTACGTGTGGGCGTTCGAATCCGGCCGGCGCAAAGGCCGGCACGGCACGACGCCGGCCCGGCCAACGTTCATACCGATCCGGGCACGATTTCAACGCGAGTACTACGATCTGGTGGTCACACTGCTAGAAGCGAAAGGACTAGCCGTTAGTGGCGATCCCGAATCCTGACACGACGGCAATCGATCAGGCCGTGATCGATCTGCTCCAACGCGATCCGACATTGGCCGCGTTGGCACCTGACGGTGTGTACATGGACGAAGCCCCGCCCAACGCCCAACGGTTCGTGATCGTGGCCCTGGCCGATGCCGAAGACGTGCCGGTGTTTGGCGGCCGGGCGTACGAACACAAGCAATACACCGTCGTGGCGAAAATGCTGAACACGGCCGGCGGGGACATTCGATCGGCGGCCGCACAGATCGATTACTTGCTTGAAGACGTCGTGTTAGTGGCCGCCGGCTACGCCTGTATGGCCGTCTACCGGGAACGGCCGATCAGGGAAACCGACGTAGACGACACCGATCCATCGCTTCGGTGGTTCCATCGGGGCGGGTTGTATCACGTGGAAATGGTGATAGACGACGGCACAACTTCACAGAAGGAACGACGATGATCAAAACAGGCCGCTACGGGAAAGTGTCACACGATCCGGCCGGCGGATCGAATCTGGTGCAGATCGTTTCCATCAACACGTGGAAAGCCGATTTCAAAACCAACTTCGAAGACGTGTCGTGTTTCGGGGATACGAACCGCGTCTACATTCCGGGGTTGATGGATATCAAAGGATCCTTCGGCGGATTCTGGAACTCGGCCGAGTTGGCCCTATTTGCGGCCGCCATGTCACCGACCCCGGGAACATTGCAGTTGACACCGAATACGACGGAGCCGAGTTTTTTCTGGCAGGGTTTGGCCTACATGGACGCGTCGATTGATTGCACGATGAACGCCCCGAAGGTCACGGGCGATTTCGTGGCGGCCGGTCCGTGGTCCGTCCCTGGTCAGGTGGTCGCTACCGGCGCCGGGCCCGGCACGGGAACCGGCACATTCACGCCGGCCGGCGCCACGCCACCGGCAAATCTCGCGGCCTTAACGCCCGGCGTGACGGCGAATCCATCGACGGCCTGGACGACGGGCCAGTACATCCTACTGGCCGACGGTACCAAAGCCCATTGGACAGGAACGGCCTGGTCCGCCGGGGCCGCGTAGTCGGATGTTTTCGGGATCGGTCACGCTGAAGGGTGGGGACGGGGCGATCGTGTGGGGATACCGCACGGCCGCCACGATCACGTCCTGGACGTGTGGCCGATCCCAACAAGGTACGTGGACGTTACGCGCCACCGTGCAACGCGCCGATCCGTTTTTACTGAAACAACGCCCGCTGATGTTCACGGCGCCCCGTGTCGGTGGCCGGTTCGCGTGGCCTGTCGTGGCCGTGACGGTGGCGGCCCTGTCGCTGTCGGCCCAACTCGGCCCGCCGGAAAGTTGATCCTATGTCCCGATTTACGAAGCCGGAAACCGTCACGATCCACTTGAACGGTGGCGGCACCGACACGATCACGATACGCAAACGGCTATCAGCCGGCGAAGCCCGATCGCGTGTTGAGCGATGGACCAAAACCGACGACGACGGGAAGTTAGTAACCGTGCCGACGCGTGGCGCATTAGCCACCGTCACGGCGTATCTAATCGATTGGACGCTAACCGACGACAACGGCCAACGCGTCGATATTCGCGGGCTATCACCCGCTGATCTGGAATCCGTGATCGATAGCCTGGATCCGGATGCCTTCGTGGAAATCAAACAGGCGATCGAACGCCACGAAGGCGCCATGTACGACGAACGCGAAACGCAAAAAAAAACGGATGGACCGAACGCGTAACGATGGATCTGGCGATCGCCCGGCGGATGGGCTGGCGCTATGAATGGGTTGAAGATTTAGACGCGGACGTGTACGACGTCCTGGTGGCGGAACTCACGAAGGAATCCGCCGGGGAATAGCCGATGCCGATCACGGGAAAATTCGAAGCGGATTTCTCGCAATTCGTGTCGGCCACGAAGGACGCGACGACACAACTGGATCAACTGAAATCCACGTCCACGCAAACGGCCCAGCAAATCACGGCCATTGAAACGGCATCCAAAGGGGCCGCCACGGCCCTGCAAGGCATGGGGGGAAACTGGGCCGAACAGGCCGACACGATCAAAGTGACGGCCGGCGCCGTTGACAGCTTTCTCGCGTCGGAAGCTGCCGCGTCGGCCGGGACGATCGCGGCCCTAGTGCCGGTGGTCGGTCAATGGGTAGCCGTCGGAACCGTGATTTATGAAGCGACGTCAAAGGCACTCGAATATCTCCCGCAAGTCGATCAGGCGATCGCACGGACTACGGCGTCCGTGATGGGCTACGGGGACGCGTCGAAGGCCGTATCGGACGCCCAGCAAACCGAAATGCAATTAGCGGCCGATCGCTGGGGCCGGGAAGTCACGAATATCGAACAAGCCCGGAAACTCAATCAACAATTCGCTGACGATCTGAAAAAGTACTGGGGCGAAGTCGTAGCGGCCCGCGATAAGTTGTGGCTGTCTGAAGCCCAGGAACATCAAGCGATCGCGGCCCTGAATGACGCCCAGTACGAAGGCGTTAGGGCCGATCTGGCCCGTGGCGCCAGTGTCAACGAAGTCATGCTGGCGTGGAACGCGAGTTATGCGGCCGTTATGGGCGTCAAAGACGCGTTGAAACAGGAAGCCGACGAACGCAAGGCCGATCTAAAGGTCGCCCAGGATTCCGCGAAAGCTGAAGTGAAAGCGGCCCAGGATAGAGCGGCTGCAATCGTGGCGTCACAGGACGAACTAGACGCGCAACTGACGACGGCGTACGGGCGAGAAATCAAGTTAGCCCAGGACGCCGAAGCACAACGGGCCGTTCACTACGGCACCGACACACAGATCCAGATGTTGCAACAACTGAAGGATCAGCTACACGTGGCGGAACAGGCGAATCTAGCGTTGATCACATCCGAAAAGGATCGCCAAAAAGTCGAGTACGAGTACAACCGGGCCGCACAACAGATCGACGCGGAAACGGCGAAACTACGCCAGAAACAAACCGACGATCAGGCCCAGGCCACGTTACGGACGATCCAGCTACAAACACAACTGAACGCGACATACGGTGAAGACGCCCGTGAGCAATTAAAACTCACCGGTGATGCTCTAACGACGTACACGCAAAAGATTAACGACCTGAACGCCACGATCAAAGACGACAGCGAACGCACGACGGCTGTCGCCCTGGCGAATCGTCAACTTGAGCAATCGTTGTACGACACGGCCGTAGCCCAGGACAAAGCGACGGCCGCGTTTCAGGCCGGCGCAGCCGCCGCTAAGGCGGCTGCTGATGCGGCCACGCTAACGGCCAGTCAATACGCGGCCCAACGGGCGAGTGGCGGCATTAGCGGCCAACTTCCGACGGCTCTATCGCCCGAAGACACCGATCGTTATAACGCGTCCCTGGCCCTACAGTCGGCCTTCGGTATGACGGGGATCCAATCGGCCGTGCCGGGCCGGCAAGTGAACGCGGCTAACACGTTCAGTTGGGCGACTGGCGTGCTGGGCAGTACGCCGTCGCCACCGAATATGACGATCAACGTAGACGGATCCGTGTGGTACACGTCGGCCGATTTAGGGCGGGCCGTGCAGACGGCTGTGGCGAACGCGTACACGGCATCCGGTAGCCGTGTCCCGGCGTAAGTATGGCGACACTTCAGCACGGCGAAACGGCCCGTATGTATGCACTCGGGGCCGTCGCCCGTGGTGGCGCCACGCGTGGCGGCTACGTCGATGGTGGCGTGTACATCACGATCGATGGCGTTCACTACGGCTGGGGCCGGGCCGGGGCCTTCGGTGTGTTGATCGAAACACTGACGATCACCGACGCGATCAACGAAGCCGTGAACACGTGCCGATTCCGGATCAACGGAACCGTCCCGACGGCCGGCGCCGAAATCCGCGTCACGCTTGGCAGTAAAAACCGCGTCGATCCCCTATTCGCCGGCTTTGCGTTGACGATCGAACAACTCTACGCGGGCGATCGGCCGGCGAACATCCAGGCCGACGTGGCGGCCGTGGATTACACGTGGTTCCTGGGATTCCGCAAGGTCACGGCGTTCTACGTCGGCCAATCGGCCACGGCGATCGCTCAGGATTTAGTGACACGCTACGCCGGGGACAACGGATTCACATCCAACAACATTGCGGCCGGCCTGCCGGCCCTGGATCAGATCACGTTCACCGATGAAGAACTGGATCAGGCGTTGTCCCGGCTGGCCGATCGGATCGGGGCGTACTGGTACGTGGACGATCAAAAAGACGTCCATCTGTTTTTCGATGAACCGCAATTGGCGTCACCGGAAGCGCTAGTGATCGGGCACCGATCCTTAGCGAAACTCCGAAAGGCCGCCGATCGGACGCAAGTCCTGACGCGGGTGTACGTCGAAGGCCGGGGCACAACGATCCTGGGCGCCGTGGATACGGGCGACACGATGATCCCCGTTGAAGCGATCGACATGTTTCAGGCGGCCCCGGACGTGTACGCCAAACTATCCCCACACGGATCGTCTGGTGGCGCCCAACACGTGACCTTTTCGGGCGTCGTGTCCGGCGAAGACGGATCCCTGGTCGGGCCTGGAGTGGGGCCGCCGGGGCCGCCCACGGTCGCGCCAACGCCGGGCGCCGGCCTCAGCGCCGGCACGTATCAATACGCCTATACGGACGTCACGCCGGCCGGCGAAACAAAGCCCAGCCCGATCGCGGCCGTCGTCGTCGGAGGGCCGTTATCGGCGCCGGCCGTCGGGCCGACGGGAACAGCGGCCCAAGGGTTAGGAGTCAGTGCCGGTTATCAGGCGTACGCGTACACGTACCGCACGGCGCAAGGTGGCGAGACACTGATCGGCCCGGCGGGGCCGGCGATTCACACCGAAGACTTGATCAATAACTCCGGTGGCGTCACGAACATCACGAATTTCGGTCCCGGTGGGGCGCTGCAACCGGGTATGTCGTACGCGTACGGCGTCACGTGGCTGGGGGACGCGGGCGGGGAAAGCGTCCGGGCCGCAGCCATGACGACGGTGTATATTCAAAATCGGCCCGACCTGGGAGGCATCCAAAAGGCGCAAGTACAGTACACCGGGATTCCGCCGGGTGTCGCCCGTGTGAATATCTACCGGAGCCAGCCGTACACGCTGGGGAACATCCCGTCAAACGCCCCGCTGTACTACATCGCCACGAAGGCGTTAGCCGTGCCCAATCAGACATCCGACTACTACGAGGACGTCGGGATGCCGTTAGGCGGCCCGCCACCGACGACACAAACGGCATACCGGACGCTGGGACGGGTCACAATTCAGACGCCCGACAGCGGAAATCCGAATATCACCGGGATCAAGCTCTATCGATCACGGCCCGATCTGGGGCTGGGGAATCTGTATAAGCTGGTCGCCAGTATCGACGGCCCGCAAGGGGCCGTCACGTACCTTGACACGACGCCGGACGCGAATCTGGGGCCGTCGCCCGGCCCCGACACGTCCGCGACGGGGTACTCGGCCGTCCTGGTGTCGGCCGTGGCGGCCGGGCCGTCACCGAGTAACGCCCGGCGTGTCTACCGCACGACGGCGAACGGCGCCCAGCTAAAGCTGGTCACGACGCTGAACGACAACAACACGACGACGTACACCGACACGACGGCCGACGCGGCCTTAGGCGCCAACGCGCCAGTGAATGATACATCCGGGCTGCAACAGGTGCCGGGGACGATCCCGACGGGATCCACGGCGATCGTTGTGGCGAATCCGGCCGTGTTCCTGGCGGCCGGTGGCTGGGCCGTGATCGGGAACGGCGAACAGGTGATCCGCTATCACGGCAAAACAGCGACGGCGATCACGGGTGTTCCGCCGGCCGGCATCGGCGCGATCACGGCCGCGATCGCCTACAATTCCACGATCACGGCGGCCCCGATGATCACGGGGATCCCGACGTCCGGCCCGTATGCGATCGCCCGGCCGGTGACGTCAGGCGATGACGTCAACGTCTTCGTGCAGCGGGATAACACGGCGCGTCAATCGGATCTGGCCGCGATGGTGAAAGCCGGGCCGGGCGTGCGTGAAGAATGGATCCAGGATCGCCGGTTGGCGATTCCCGAGGCGCGGGCGCGTGGTGACGCGACACTCGCCCAGCGGGTACTTGAGCAAGTCACGGTCCACTATACGTGTCGGGATCTGCGAACGGCGTCCGGCCGGACGATAGCGGTCAGCCTGCCGGCCCCGACGAATATCACGGGCGTCTTCAAGATTCAGTCCGTCACGATTAGCGATTTCCGGCCCCATCGGCGCCAACTACCGACGTACGCGGTCACGGCGTCCACGGATCAATTTTCGTTCAATGATTGGTTGCGCCGGATGGAAACGAAAGCCTAACGCTTATGCCGATCACACGCACGCCCATTGTTGACGACGACG